ATTCTGTGATAGAGACAGTGTTAGAGTATTATTACATACCACACGAATTGGTGTCATACGAATATTAATCGCCTTACCAAACTGGTGTGGGTTAGTGAACAAGAAGTAGTTGTCAGTAACATCACCTTTGAACAATTCAAAAGACTCTTTTGTTTTTGCAAGAGCCCACACCATCTGTCCATCTTTCAATGAACCAGCAGTGTGCATCTCCATGTCACCAGACATGCAGTACTCGTGGAAAAACTCAAACGCTTCTGAGTTCTGTACTGGATTCCAACCAGTACCAACAACATCTAATACAGAGTTGTCAGAGGTACGAACAAGCGCCTCTTTGTTTTTAATAGGAACACCTGTTGCAGTAACAAGTGGTTGTTTCTCTACTGTCCAATCAAGTCCAGCAACCTTTTGGAACTGGTCTGGTGTCAACTCTCGTTCTACCAAAGTACCTAGTCCATGCCAAGGAAGTTCCCCAACATACGCCATTTGCGCTTTTCCGTCAATCATTTCAAGTTCATGTGCCATTATATATCTCTCCTAGAGGTTTGTTTTTCAATCTTACCTATACAGTATACATTGTTTTCACAACAAAGTCAAGATGTTTTTAAAACTTTTTTGACTTTTTTTCAGACTGTTTAGGTTGGTTTCTCATCATTACCTATACAGTATACCTGTTCTTAGAACAAATGTCAAGACATTTATGTAACTAAATGTGAGAAATTTTTCTCTTTCTTGAACTGAACTATACTTCTGAACTTGTCAAATAGCATATCTTGTTTGTGGGAAATAACGAACACGTTCTGGTCTGAGAACGTATCTAGGATTTTGAGGAAGTCATCTGTACCAGAGCCATCTAAAGAAGAATCAAAGATTTCATCAAGGATTAGTAGGTTGGTGTTAGTAGAGTTCTTCATCTTTGCGATTGCACGCCATGTGAATAGTAGTGCAAGGTCGATACGCATCTTCTCTCCTTCAGAGAAGGATGCATAGGAGAATTCGTCACGAAAGCGTGACTTAATAGTTTCGTTGAAGTTTTCATCCAAGTTAAACTGTACATAGAAGTCCATAGAGGAAAGATATGTATTGACTAGCTTGTTCATAATAGGAAGGTATTGTTTTACTATCTTTGTTTTGATACCAGTATCCTGTAGAAGATTTCTTGCAACATCAACATAGAACTTGTCCTCATTCAACTTAGACTTTTGTTCTTCAATAAGTTTAATCTGTCCTTTGAGTTCAGCAAGTTTTACCTTATCTTCATCCGATACTCTTCCGTTTTCATACGTTTCGATATCTTTCTGAAGTTTGGTATTGAACTTTTCTAGTTCTGAAATAGAAGAACGAATCTTTGCAATTTCAACATCATGTTTTCTAAACGCTTCTAGATTTTCTCTGATGGTTTCTAGTCGTTCTTGTTCTTCTCGTTCCATTCGTTTGGCGTCTGAGATTGCTCTGTTAAGTTCTCCGACTTTGGTGTTCCTAGCTGCAATCTGCGTCTGCTTTGTTGCATCCGTGATATCCTGCTCGCATGTCGGGCACTCTGCGTTCTCCTCGAAAAAGTTGATTTGCCTTTCATATTCACCTCTTTTGTTCTGTAGGGCTGATTCTGTTCTACTTAGTTTACGAATCTTTTCTTCTAACTTAATCTTCTGTTCACTATCATATGACAAAGACACTTTTGCCTTATCTAATAATACTATAGACTCATTCTTAGATTTTATTGATTTTTCGTTTCCAGATATTTTAGACTTACTCTCTTCAATGATTGAAGATTTATTTTCAATCACATCCTTAATAAATCTCTCTTGAAGATTCGCCTTCTCTCTGGTTAAATCAAACTGATTTTCAGTGTTCCGTATATTCTCGTTTAGTTCTTTTGTTTGATTCTTTAATAGGAAATTCATCAAAGAGAAAATCTTAATGTCTAGGATATCCTCAACAACCTCACGGCGTGCTTTAGTAGCAAGTTGCATAAACGGCACGAATGTAGAAGAACCTAGAATAACAACCTGTGTAAAGGAACGATAGTTCAATCCCATAATTTGTTGTTCTAGATATTTCTGATAGTCCCTCGCATTTGCATCTTGGTTAATCATCTTATCGTTAACGTAAACCTCAAACTTATTAGGCTTGATACCCCTAACAACCTTAACGTCTTTACCGCCCACGTTAAACTCAACCTCAACCACAGAACCACCGTTATTCACAGTGTTTACCAACTGTTTCTTGGATATGTTTCTGAAAGGTTTATTGAACAAACCAAAACACAACGCATCAAGAATGGTAGACTTTCCAGCACCATTCTCACCAATAATCAGAGTAGATGAACTTCTGTCCAACTGTATTTCTGTAAAATTATTCCCTGTGGACAGGAAGTTTTTCCACCGCACAAATTTAAATGTAATCAAAGTTCCAAGTCACTCGCTTCTAAGTATAACGATTTCATCATAGATGTTAGTCTGTCTTTATCTAACTCTACATCCAATTCATCAATATATCGCTCCAACACTGTCATAGTATCTTCTGCATTCTCAACAATCTCATCAGACACATTAGATGCATCCAACTCACTAAAGTCCTCTACAATCTTAACCTCATGGGCTCCAGATTCGGACAACACTTTGTCAACAAACCTATCGAACTGATAGATATCTTTTTTATTAACAACGACTATTCTAACATACTTATCCTTCAATGTCAATACGTCATATGAAGAAAAATCTGTTACGCTGTCATCGTAATATACTTTTTCGAAAATTGTGTAGGGGTTTACAATGCGTTCAAGTTCTCTAGTGCTTGTATCAAACACATGGAATCCTTTAGGACATTTGTTATCAGACCATGTCATCTGATAGGTATTACCAAGATAGTATACCTGTCCATCATCAGATTTCTTGTGGAAGTGTCCACTGAATACTGTATCAAATTTACTTAGAAACTTTTTATCATATCCACCTTCTGCAAAGTGTCCAGCGTGCATCTCAAATCCATTAATCTCTAAGTGTCCCATAGCAACTTGTGCTTTGGTATCCTCAATATGCTTCATGGTTTCTGCATAGTTATCTGGACAAATCCAAGGAATAAAACAGATAGGTGTTCCATCAAACTCTATTGTAGTTGCAGCTGGATAGGTATGGATATTATCAAACTTACCATTAATCAATTCGTCCAAAGAGTTTACCTCATTGGTATTTTTGTAGAATGTATCGTGATTACCAACCATCATATGGACAGTAACACCTAAATCTACAAATCTCTGTAGGAATCGTTCACGAAAGTCTTTAGCAATCTTGTATGAAACAAACTTACGTCTATCCATAACATCACCCAAATGTATAACCGTATCAATACCATTAGCTTCAATGTATGGGAAATATATCTCTTCCCAAAACTTATAGAAGTAATCGTTAAATGCTAGGTTGTCATTGCGGGCGCCAAAGTGTGTATCAGTTATTAGCGCTATCTTCATTTATATTTTCACCGTTATCATCATAAAAATTCTCAAGTCCTTTTGGTTCTTTCTTAACCTTTTTCTTGGGTTTGTAAACTGCTTCATCTGGCAGGAAGTTCTTCTGTAGGTAGTCTACATATCCTGCTTGTGACATATCTTCACCTTCCATCATCAAGTCCACATTCATGTTGGATATGATTTGGTGTTTAACATGTTGTTGTTTCTTCTCTTTAGCAATTCTACGAAGGAATGCATAATAGATAATCTGAGTAAAATATGCAAAGGGGTTCTTTGATTTTTCTGGATTAAAGTTGCCACAGTATTGTAGACAGTTCTCTATACCATCAGATATCATTTCATCTCTATAGGTATAGTTGATAAAATTCGGCCTGTATGATAAGTGATTCGCTATTTTAAGGAAACACTCGCCGATGTAATTGGTAACAGGTGGTTGTGGGTCACCTAGTTCTTCTGCGTCTTTGCATTTATCTTTCCACTCTTTCATAGCTTCTAGGAATTCTGCATTATTGACGTAGTGAACACCCTTTTGTTTTTTAGCCATTATAACTCCACATTTTGTTGCTTATAATTTACAACTATTCATATAGTATACACTTTTACAGGGAAAAGTCAATAGATATAATAAAATAATTATTTTTCAAAAACTTGTTGACTTTCTCTTGACAAGACGGTATTATAGGTATGTGCCGTTTGAGAATAGATAGATCTAATGTATAGTTTTATTAGATATCCCATAGGACTCATACTCATCAAACTCCTCTTCAAGTTCAATCTCTCTAAGTTCTTCTTCTGTAGGTATTTCAGAGAAGCCTGTTTCTTCCTCTAACATCCTAAGAACACAAAGTTCATAGAACCTAGACAATCCGATTGAGGCATCAGCTTTCAGTATAACCTTATCTTTATTTATAGTGAAGACTTCTTCTTCTGCAAAATGTACCCACCTCCTAAGAGAAACAGATTCTTCTATTCCCAATCTAGTAACTTTAGGGATTGAACTTAATAGCAATGGATTTGATATATCAATATTTCCATTTTCATCGCTGACTAATCTACAAACAATCTCTTCACCACTTGATAATTTTAGAATGATATTTTCTGTCATTTGATTCTTATCCTTGTAATCTCGTAGTCAAACTCTTCCTCTGCATATATATTTATGCGTTCTTGAAAGTGATTTATGGTGAAGTTTCTTTTTGACTTATAGGAGAAGTCATCTGCAATATCGAAGAGGGTAGCGGTATCTTTACTTTCACTCTTACGCAATCCTCGTCCAATACTCTGCAAGGTACGGACTCTAGATTTGCTAGGACTTGAGAACACGATGTTGTGAAGGTTACGGATATTAATACCAGTAGAAAAAGTACCATAAGACGCAACAATGATAGCATCTTTCTCTTTCTCTGTAATAGCACGAATGTCTTCCCTTGTCTTAGTGTCTGTACCACCATAGACATAGAACACTTTCCTATCAGTAGAATCAGATATCATCTGATGTAGAACATTACCATGTTTCTCTACATACTGGAACAGTACTAGTGTATTACCCTTTAGATTGAGTGTCAAGTCTTTTATGAAATTATTTCTTTTATCGTGTGTTACGATATAGTCCATCTCTTCTTGGTAGTTCATATCTTTGACAAGTTTACACTCGGCTTCTGAATATGTCAAAACCAAAGACTTAATCTTAAAGTCCGCTAAAGTCTTTTCATCAATAAGTTTCTTAGTGGTTACAACTTTATTTAGTGAACCGAATAGTCCTTCTAACACTAGTCTGTGTGTCTGCATTCCATCTAGTGTACCTGTCAGTCCAAACCTATACTTACATTGATCTAGTTTAGTTAGAATAGAAGTCAAGGATTTTGCTTTAAATAAATGTGCCTCATCACCAACAACCAAACCAAAGTTATCGAAGTAACTCTTGGGCATCTTATACAAAGATTGCCATGTGGATATCACAACTGGTTTAGTAACTTCTCTATCATGTCCACTGTACACTCTCTGCATATTACTCTCACTCCAACCATAATCTACAAAGTCAGAGTACATCTGTTCAACTAGAGATGTTGTAGGAACAAGAATAAGTATCTTATCATTTGGTTGTTCCTTTAATAGTAGTTTGTAATACCTTACAAGGATGTAAATAATTAATGACTTACCAGAAGCAGTAGGACTAAGAAGCAGGGCACGATGTTTTCTGATAGCAAAATCCACGGCATCAATTTGATAATCACGAGGTGATATAGGTTTTCCTCTGGACTGTAACCTAAGCTGTCGTATGAATCCATCCAGTGTTTCTCTATCAAGTTGTTTTTCATTTTTTAGTTCCTCACTAATTTCGTAGGGTTCGTCCCAATCATCTAACCATTTTTCTAGATAAGATAAAAGTCCAACATACAATTCTCCTGTCTGTGCAGAATACAATCGTATCTTTCCGTCCCAAATTCGATTACGGTATGCAGGCATAAACTTAGCGCCTGGCACTTCAAATGTAAAGTGGTCTGATAATGAACGAGAGGTAGAAGGTTCAGTACTCACTTCTAAGTAAACCTCGTTCTTCTTTGTTACTTTTGTCACTTACACGACACCATCCACAAACTTGCGCCACTCAATAGCATTCTTAATTTCCCAATTACGATTGCCGACTTGTTTTAGAATGCGCTCACAGGTATCTTGACATATCTTGAAATACTCTACTTTTTGTTTTGCTTTGATAAGGTCTTCATCAGACTCCAAGTATATTGGTAAGTCTGCTTTAAGGATTTTATGGTCGAAGGGGTTGTCACGATATACAGTTGCATCAGCTTTACCGCCGTAGTACTCCCACTTCTTTCGATAAAGTACTTTGTACTCGCCCTCTTTCAACAGAACAAGTTGTCTAAAATTATTGTATATGGTGATGTATTTTTGGTGAAGAGATGCAGCCCTTAGAGATTCATCTCCAAGTTCTATATGGTCTATCTTCAAGTCTTTTTCGGCTGAGGCCTGCAATTCATCAAGTGTCATAATATTTCATCCTATAAAAGTGTGAACAGGGTCTTGCAGAACTTACTGTTCTATATTTTCTCAATTTAGAGAACCAAATTAAGGGTGTCTAAGTCGCATTATCCCCTGTTCACAGGTTTATTTATAATTCGTTTAAACTCGGGCATTCAAAACTTCTAATGAGTAGAAGTCATAGTTCATAGTTACTGTAGCGTTCAGTCCAATTGCATCTGTGTCTTTGGTATCAAAATTCAGTCCAGACAGAGATGTGGGATATACATTTTTAAATAAAATTCTGATAGTCGGGTTGTTTTTATTTGTCATAATTGTTAGTACTGCATCACTTGTAAGAGAAGATAGATTTGCTGTACGAGTAGCAGCAGTGTTTTTAGTTTTTGCGGCATCAACAATAGCATCCTCAAACTGTTTAGTGCTTTCTGGGAATCCAATACCTGTCATCCAATCGTGTATCTCTCTCCAGTTGGATAAATTTTCTTGAACATTGAATGATAATTCCAATGGTTCATAATTTACTGTATCTCCCATCATAGGAAGTGTGGTAAATCTTGTATTCAGTACTGCGTCACCAGAGAATGCAATGCCTGGCAAGTTTGCTTCTGTAACAAAGTATTCGGTGTTTGGAATTTTCAGTATAGAAAACCTAAACTGAGTTGGACGTGCCAAATCAAGATTGTCTGGTTGTCTATCCAGTGGGTTTTGTTTAATTGCCATTCTTATAATTCCTTTTCATACAACTATTTATAAGACAAAAAAAAGGGAGAACCGAAGTTCTCCCCTAAAGATTGGTTATCCCAATTCTTTTTATTACATGATGTTAGTAACTTGTACTCTTCTGTAATATACGTTGTCGTTAGCAGTCAAAGCACCACCACGAGCAGTCGCACCACCAGCAAATGGGTTAGCAGTCATGCCGTAGCGTGTCTTGAAACCGATTTTTGGTTGGAAAGTGTTTTCACCAACCGCACGAACCATTTGTAATGGAACGTATGGGCAGTAGAAAAGACCTGCGTCATATGGTGAAGTACCTTTATAACCCACTGTGAAGTACTGTTTTGCAGCACCGTTTGCAGCATATGGGTCGATGTATACTTTGTAACGTCCGTTAAGTACACCAGCAAATGTAGAACCTGAGTCATCAACATTCAAGTTGTTGTTCAGAGCAGGAGTGTAATCCAATTGTCCAGCCATTTGAAGTGCAGATGCAACATCAGATGAACAGATAATCATGTTACCTTTTCCTCTACGAGTTTGTTGTGCAATTACGTTTGCTTCACGTTCTACTTGGAACATAAGTCCTTTGAACTTCTCAACACTCCAACGTCCGTTTGAGTCAACGTCCATGTCGAAGATACCACCAGTAGCAGTATCTACTTGAGCGCCTGGCTTAGCAGTTACATATACTGTACGAACAACTTCACGGTTGATTTCGTTCAAGATTTCAGCAGATAGGATGTTTGCAAGTTCTGTTTCAGCATCCAAACCGTGGATTGCTTTAAGGTCTTGTGCAAGTTCCATTGTGTATTCTGCTTTAAGAGCACGTGATTTAGCAGTAACAGTTTGTTTTTCAATTGAGAAAGACATTTCTGCGAATGCATTTGAACCACTATCACCCAATGCTTCTGCATCAGCAGTAGACATACCACCGTCAGCAGTATAAGCGCCTGGCGAACCATCGTTAAGAACAGCAGGGTTAGTTTCACCGTTAGATGAAGTACCGGCACTGCCTGGGATGTTTGCGTTTGCAGCATTACCTGAAAATGCAGATTCTGCTTCGTTGTAGAATGCTTCATCGCCTGTCTGTGAATCAAAGCGTGAGCGCATTGCGAAGATCAAGCCTGTTGGGCCTGTCATTGGTTGAACGCCAGCAATATCATAAGCGATAAGGTTAGGCATAGAACGTCTGACTAGTGAGATCATAATTGGATCCCAGTTGTCAACATTTGAGCCTGTAGCGTTTGTTGGTGCAGCTTCTGAAAGGAAGTTATTATCCTCACGAAGTGCTTTTTCTTGGTTTTCTAGGATTACTGTGGTTACAGCTTTTTTGTAAGAATCCTTGATCTCTGGAAGATCATTGTGTTCTAGGACTGGCTGCCACTTTTCCTGTAGATGTTCTGTCTGGAACATTGTTATTTCTCCTTATTGGGTTTTCTAATAATATTTATAAAAAACGAATCTTTCATCGTTATTTTGCACGCTTTACATTTCTGCTAATTGCACTCATATAAGCACTCATAGCGCCAGTTGTATCAAAAGATTGACCGTTTTCTTCAACAGCATCTACTGATTCAGCGACAGTTGTTGCCTTAGGAAAATAACTTTCCTTCAGCGTTTCAAGTTTTTCACTGAATGATTCTTCAGTTGTAAACTCTACATCTTCTGCAAGAGACTTAAATTTTTCAATTTCTGTATCTGCAAGGTCAGAAGCGACAGTTGCGAAAACTGACTCACGAACCAATACATCTTTTTCACTCTTCAGTGAAGCAGACTTTTCGATTTGTTCATTCAATTTTGCTTCCAGTTCATCAATCTGTGCAGACTGTTGACCTAGAATGTCATACTTCTCATCTGGAATATCAACATAATGTTCTTCGAACAATGATTTTAGTCCAGAAATAAAGTCTTCTGCGATCTCACCTTTGAGTCCACGCTCAATAGCGATTTCGTTTTCTTTCATCCACTCTTCTACAACGTAGTTCATGTATGCGTCAACTTTTTCAGTCAACTCACTGCGTACTGATTCAACTTCTTCTGCAACTTCTTGCATTTTAGCTTCTTCAATTCTCGTAACTTCTGAACGAAGTTTTGATTTAACAGCAGCTTCAAAGATTGTGGATGCTTTTTCTTTAAATTCTTCAGAAAGTTCTTCACCTTGTGTAAGGGCAGTAACATCTTCAGAAACATCTACAGATGCAAGACGGTCTTCCAAAGTAGATTCATCTACTTCTTCTTTATCATCTTCATCTTCTTCTTCTTCTTTCTTCATAAGCTTGTCGTATGACGCTTTAAGATCTTTTGCATTCATTTTTTCCATTTCGGAATACATTGCAGCAAGCGTATCTTTCTTCGTCATCTTACCTTCTTCAAGCTCTTCGCCTTCTAGTTCGATTTCTTCTTTGGTTGCACCAGCTTTTGGTTCTGCAGCTTTAGAAACTTTTGCAGACGCCTTCTTACCAGCACTGTCTTTTGATTCTGGATCAACGACAGCTTTACCCAAATCTTCTACTTCCCCATCGGCCTTTTCCATTGAGTCACTTTTACCGGCACCGTCAGTTGGTTTTTTCGCTTCTTCAAGCTCCAAGTTGACTTCCGCTTCTAGTTCCTCAATTGTCTTGTCTAGTTCTGACATTGGGATCTCCTTGATTGGTTTTGTCTTATCATAATCATATTTATAATAATTAAAGTTTCGACATAAATTTTGCAAAGGCAAGTGCGGAAACTTTAGAGTCCCTACGTCTTACCCCTTCATTTATATCATTTTTGATTTCGGCAACGTCAACTTCTTTCAGTATACCATTATTCCATACCCACTCTTTACCTTCCATTATGCCTTCAACGAAGGCCTGAGGTGCAGAAGGGTCTGCAACAATATCTGCCGCAGTGGCAAGATAAAAATCATCTTTCACATAATTTGCACCACTTTTAGATTCGATAGACCCCATGCCTCTTGAAGAGACACCAAGTTTACCGCCGTCCTTGATTAGTGCTTTCGCAATTTCCCCCATAGGAGTAGACAAGAGTTTTGCCTCACCAACGAAGTTCTTTCCATCCGCTTCCAGTTTTGTGATCATGTGCGATACTCTGTCAAGATTGACAGTAGGGCCTTCTGGATGACCCAGTTCCCCAAACGCACGACCTTCAGCAACAAATTCTTTGTTATAACGTGCAACTTCCTTTTGTAACACGTTCATTGGGTAGACACGACCATTACGGTTTTTCATGTCTGCCTGCATAAAGATTCCACGAATCTTCATATCCTTTTTACCATCGTCTTTTTCCTCAACGATGTATTCTACTTCTTGTATCTGTTCTGCAATAAGTTTCATATTAGTACCCCGAATTTCCAATTGGAGTTGCCTTTATTGTACTTGCACCACGCAATCCTTGACCCGCTTCTAAATGAATTACAATTCCACCACCAGCAGGAACACGAATTGTTCCAACGTCTGCATCATCAGCTGCATTGCGAACTGTTACTAAACCAGCTGAACCAGTATTAAATACCCATGCCGCACCAGTAGATGTCATACCTGTAGAACCTGTTGCGAGGGCGACTTCTGCACCTAAAACTTTCATATCATTTCTTCCTAAATTGTAAGCATTTCTTTTTCAAAGTAATCCATAAGTGACTTTGTGGGTACTTTGAACTTCTTAGAAACACTATTTATAGTCTTATCAAAAGTATTTAGGAAATCTGAGGGTTTAGAATCCATTTCCTTGAAAATAGCGTCAATAGCCTTCCTCATCTGCGGAGATAACTTCTTATACTCCTTGGATGATTTGTGCTCATCTTTCTCTGGTAAGTTCTGTTTGAACTGTGAAAGAGTTTTACTCACTATCTTCTTCTACCTCTGGTATGTGATGTGTTACAAATGTTTTCGCAACATCTACACGTTTTGTCTCTAATGCATCTCCAACCTTTGCGGCGAGAGCATTATTAAAGTGGGTTTCTGCTGAAAGGTTATCACCTGTTGCAATAGAGTCCACAAAGTTTTTTACGTCTTCCATTATCTATCTCCTGTTTCTGGATCGTTGTTTGCAAACATACCATCGTCTGCACCCATTTCGTCATCTCCGCCTTCACCTTCATCTTTGATTTGAGCGTCAATGTCACTTATCTCCTCATCAGTCATACGAAGGATTTGTTTCTTAACGTATTCTTGTGAGAAGTATGTTCCTACATAAGATTCGATTTGTCCAAGCATATCTAATCTCTCTCTAAGAATTTCTGCATTCTTTAATTCTGAGAAGTGTCCGTCCTGTAGGAAGTCGAACTGAATATGTTCTTTAAATGTATCCCACTCTTCTAGTGCAATAACACCTTTTAGCAAGAGCTGAGATTTTAAAATATCTGCAAATAGAACTGTAAACTTCTTGCGAAGTCTTTGTACAAACTTAGTAAATTTAAGTTCGTCACGAGTAATGTTATCAGAACGTCCAATCTGGAATCCAGACTCTTCTGCAAGTCTAGATACTGGTACGTTCAATGAGCGATAAAGTTTCTTTTGGAAGTATGTGATATCATCAATCTCACCAAGGTTTGAACCGCCCGGCAAAGTTGTAATCTCTGTACCTCTACCGCCTTCTCTACGAGGCAACCAGAAGTCTTCCAACATTGACATGTGATTTCTATCGTCACGAATTTCACCAGTTCGTGCATCGTATACCATTTTATTACGATAACGATTCATCACATCTTTAAGGTATGACTCTGCCTTCATTTTAGGCAAGTTACCAACATCAATGTAAAAAATACGTCTTTCAGGCGCACGAGAGATACGATAGATAACTAACGAATCCTCAATCATACGCAACTGATTGACAGGTTTAATTGCTTTGTTTAGGTGTGAGAGTACTGTACCCTTAGACATATCTACAAGGCCTGAAGGACAATAAGAAATAGAGTCTTCAGTAATCTTTACGCCTTGAGTTGCACCAGATCCAGATTCCCAACCATTTGGATTGAAAAGATAATAGTTCTGAACATCTTTAACAATGTCCATGCCTGTCTTCTGATCTTTATCCTTTTTAGTTTCTCTGACCTTCTTAATCTTACGAGGGTCAACATATCGAACCTCTGTAATACCCTTGCGAGGATTTTTGGGGTCGATAACTTTATGATAGTATAATCTACCATCAACATACCATCGTCTGAAAATGTCATGTCCCTTTTGATTAAAATCTAATAGTCGAAGGACTTCATGGAATTCCTCACGAACTTTTGTTTTAATTTTAGGGGAGACTTTTAGACGATCAAGAGAGATGGATACAGATTGATCCCTCTCATCTGAAACGATTGCTTCGTTTGTAATATCTTCAATCGCACTATCACACTCTGGTTGTTGTGCAATATCACGATATCTTTTAATTAATTCCAGTTCGCTTTTATCACGACCATCCAAATCTAGGACAGACGCATAGTGTCCACCGCCTGAAACTACATCAAGTGTGCCATCATCAGAAGTAGGGGCAGTGAATCCATCACTGCCTCCACCCTGATTAGCTCTTGTAATTTTGAAACCAAAGAGTTCCGCCATACTATAATTCTCCTAATTTTACCTAACTATTTAGTAGGTTTAAAAAGAAGGATTATACTGATGATGCAGAGAAGTGTGTGTATCTCCACGTTACATCAAACTGTTCGACTTCACTTACGGTGTCAAAAGACAAGTCAATCGCTGCAACAGCTGTTGGCCAACAGTTGATAAAGGTATACGTCTTCAGAGCGTTATTATCTCTATCAAGTTGAGTGACAAGAATATCAGTACTATAAGCACTAACATCATTTACACCTTGACTTGTTTCCAAGTCATTGATGCCTGACAACCACTGTTCAAAACCGTTACGAAGACCAAAGTCTGTTTCATTGATTACCGTAGTAGTCCATGTTTCAAACTCTCTGTCTCCAGCAAGGTAAAGAGTTCTACCTCTAAACGGAACTGGAACTTCAGTAATGGTTTGTCCTGGCAAACTTGCTGCTTTGATTAGGAAACTAGCCCTAGAGGCGTCTAGACCGACACCTAAAGGATTAGTTAATGTTACTTGGAATTGATTAGCACGAGCACCACCACCGGCGATGTTCGCTTTAAAATCATTAATGTTTGCTGTACTCATTTTTAGCCTCCTACCTCACTAAATGACACGCCAGTTCTTACGGCGATAAAACTTAGTGTGATAAAGTTAATTGAGCGAGCAGGTTTGATGTAGATATCTGCAACAAACTCATTTCTATCAATTACTTCACCTGTGTTATTTCGTTCATCACATACGACTGAGAAGTCTGTGATACCTCTACGACCTTGCACATCTCTCAAAAATGGTTCAACCATACTTCTAAACTGCGCCTGTGTGAATGCATCGTTAAATTCAAACAACTGGTATTTTGCAGCAGTAGCAATTGCTTTTTCAAGAACAAGGAACAATCTACGGACGTTAATCCTGTCGAATGCACTTGGGCGTGATAGAGCAGTTTTGTCACCGAAGAGAACTGTACCTTGGCCTGGGAATGTAACAACAGGGTTGATACGAGCAGGATATAGGATATCTCTTTGTGGTTTGGTTGGGTTATAAGCAAGTTTAACTGCGCCACGAATCTGTCCTCTGTTGTAACCGCCTGGCGAGAACCAAGGATCAGCAACATTGTCAGCGTTAGCACACAAACCAGCCATATCACCATTCAAAGGAACGAAGCGATATACGTCTGAGTACTTGTCGTACATATACTTGTATCCAGAATCGAATACTGCATATGAAGAACTAGCAAGTCCATCAAAGAAACCTTTGACGTTTGTAGTTTGAGTAGCACCAGAAGTTACACCAACAACATCTGCCCTACGAGGGGAGATGAATGCAACCATATCTTTTCTTGACTCTGCAAGGTCGATAATAGCAGCAGCGTGTGCAGTTCCGTCTGTACCAGCGGGTGATGTACCAGCCATGATTAGGTTAACGTCAACTGTTTCAGTATCAGAGAACTGGTCATAAGCAAGTGTCAATTCACCTACAGATGCAGCAAAGTCATCTTGTCCGATTGACAAAGTGTCAACGTGTGGAAGATGTTGTGCATCAAATACAGTGTCAGTACCAGCAGATGTAAGGTTAGTACCCCAATCTGTTGCACCAGTAGCAGGGTGATCCATCCACCAAATATGAGTAGAAGCACGATTAACTACTGTTGGGTAGAATGCAGTTCCACCTTGTGGTGTTTTTGCATTTGGGTGCTTTGACAAGAATGCGTGTGTTTCGATAACAGCGTTACCTCTGTTTCCAGCAACATCAATGTCGTAACCAGTGATTTCACCAGTTGTGTCGTATACTACAACGTGAAGTTCGTCTTCAGCAGTAGATAGTCCTTGTGATACAGCCCAGTTTGATGTGCCTGGAGCAGAATCAAACAAGTCATAGAACTTCCAACGTCTACGGATAGTTGTGTCGTCTGCGATTACAGAAGCAATACCACCACCATTTGGATTGTCTAATTGACGAACAGTAAGGTCATTAGTTGCAATTCCAGTAACTTCATACTGTTGTCCAGATTCTTCTTGCAAGAAGATAATATCTCCTACAGAAAAGGCAGTACCGTCATCCACAGTAACAGTTGTGTCACCGACTGCTAATGCACCATCAACTTGGTTTCCAGAACCTAGTACTTCTTCGTATGCTTCAGCAGAAGCACAAACAGATACACCAAGTGCGTTACCCCATGCGCCAGGATACTTAGAAGCCCAAGAACCTACTGAACCAGAACCATCTGCGTAGTTATCGTCATAGAATTGATCGTTTGTTATTTTAAGTCCTAGTTTAACTACTACGTTATTTGAACCAACAGCGGGTGCTGAACCAAATGTGATTGTAGTCGAACCATCGACTGTAAAGTTAGTTGTTTTAGTGCCTGCAATTGTTACTTCTAATAGGTCTGCATCAGATACCGCATTCGACATTGTGAATGTTACAGCTGATCCATCTCCATTGAAAGTTCCGATTGTTGCACCACCGTTTGCTACAGCGTTACGTGCTCCGTTATTCACACGAATAACACGAAGCGCATTACCATAGTCTAGAAAGTTAGCGGCAGTGAACCATGTTTCAAAGTTACTTGAATTTGGTTTACCGAAGAACTGAACGAGTTCCTTCTCACTTCCAACTGGGATGATTTGATCCATCGGGCCTTTTTCGGCTACGATACAAACCCCACCAATTGAAGTTGCGAGAGCTGGAACAACATTAGTCAGATCAACCTCTTTTACGAGAACGCCAGGTGATACTTGAAATGCCATCTCTTTTTTCTCCTTTGTGGATTATTCAATAATTTAGTTATTTTCAAACTTACAATTATATTTATAAAAAACTAAGTTTACACTTTTGTCTTTTATAGGTTCTGCGGCACATAAATAATACTATGTCGGAACACTATCAGAAATACAAAGATACCATTAAAAGAGTATCACAGCGCAATTATAGGGCTCGCAAGATATGGGTTAACGAATATCTTGGGGAAAAGTCCTGTCATTACTGTGGTGAATCTGAAACCGCCTGTCTCCAGTTTTATCCTCACGAGAAGGATATTCGTAGACTAACTAAAAGAAAAGGTCTGAACGAAGAGTCTAGGACTGAGGTTAGAATTCTAATCAACATGTCCAAGGTAGTCTGTGCAAACTGTTTCCTTAAACTAGAAAACGATATTATTGATATTATGTAGGGTTTTTGATATCTCTACCAATCAGAATCATACTGTCGTACTACTGGACTCCAGCGTGTACCATATTCATCTATAATAGTTTCTCCATATGGAGATTGTAACCCATCGTCCATGAATCCAAATGGAGCCATGTCTTGTTCTAGTTGATTCTGTTGTTCTGAGTACATTCTAGCACGAATATCATCGTCTGTCAACTCTTTGAAATATGTTTGTTGTACCAACCATCCAAATATAACACAGCACATCGCCAAGTCATCTGAGTGTCCGTCTTCTGCTTCGTAGGACTGTCCTTTCAATATAAAGGTAGACCATTCGTTAATTAGTTCATAATCATTGACTACAAGTTTATCTGTTTCAATAATTTGTTTGATGTTAGAACAACCCATCTTCTTTACTGCTTTAGTTGTTCTTACCCCCAACTGCGCTTTACCACCACTGAAGCCACCCCCAACGACTTGCCCCGCTCGACCTCGCATACTTGCCATAATAAGGTTCTCATACTCCAAGTCAAACTGTAGAGCAGTCGCAACCTGTTCACCAATATCATTTACCTCAACTAAGACGTAAGCTTGGTTATAAGCGTTAGCAACATCGTATATGATGTTTGGATATAGTAGTGGTTTAATCTCGTTATTACGGTACTTTGCAACAATCTTATAGGGTACTGTTGTTACGTCAAATACAATAAATGCAGAGTAATCATTACTTGTACCCCTAGCAACGTCTGCGACAATAACGTATGTATTTTTAGGTTCTGGACGTTCATGCATATCCAACCCAGCATTAGATGTGATTGGATTATGAAATGCCATCGTTTTAATCTTAGATGGATGTATTAGTGTGTTTGCAGAACCAAGGAATTCGCACTCAAACTCTCTTTGAAACTGTTCTAAGGATGTGTTCGCAATAGTCTCTTCACGCCATTTTGCATCTCTGCCAGGCACTTGACTCCAGTGAACATCTACGATATTATATGAGTTACGTTTGTTCTCTGCATCTGTCCACAACTTGTAGAACATGTTCATACCATTTGGAGTTGATACGATAACAACCTTAGTAGACTTACCAGATGATATTGTAGGATACACCGAACTAAAGAAGTCCTCTGCGACATTCTGTGGTACGAATGCAAATTCGTCTAGGAACAGCATATTGTAAGAACCACCACGAACAGCAGATGATGATGTAGATGATGCTACAACACGAGAACCGTTCTCCAAGTCCACTGAACCTTTATTCCAAGATACAACTCCTTGTTGTAACCACTTAGGTAGGTTCTCATATGCAAGTTGCAAACGCCCAAGAATATCTCGTGCAGTCGCAGCTTTGTTGGCAAGGATTGCAACATTCATGTTTGGATTAAATAGGATATAGTGTAACACATATGATACAAGTGTGGTAGACTTACCAGACTGTCGAGGCAACTTACAGATAGTGAACCTGTCGTTGTGTATTGTGTTTACAATATCTTCTTGGAAATCATAGAGCTCAAAGGGAACTAGTCCCTCATCAAGTGATACAATTTTGATGTAGTTTCTGATGAAGTATATGGGGTCTTCCATACACTTCTGATACTCTAAAATATTATCCTTTGTCCAGTTTACAGGGACATTAGATTTTTTTAGTAGTGGATTTCCAAGGTAGTGTTCATAATTATCAGACATATCATAACTTAATCTGCGGCAGCGATAGTTAAATCTCCTGCCTCTACTTGACGCATGATTTCATCGTAATGGCGGTTGCCTTCTGAGATTGGGACATACATATCTGTACCATCAATCGTTACTTTGATGGAAGAATTGTTTCCATCCATATCTGAAATATATTGTGCTGATGTAATATTCATTTCGTTCATTTCTTATAACTCCGCATCAAAGGCAATGTATCCACCTATCGTTTTACCCTGCAAAACTGCAATTGCACCATTTGTGCCAGCATATGCACTACTTGATAAACTCAGTCGGCAAGCAACAGGTGAAATATTAGCTGCTGACAAACTAGAAGAATTTGATGAGTCAACTGTACTTTGCATTCTAAAATTCCCACTAGAAGAGAATGTTGGGGCGGAACGCATTTGTTGTTCAAATTGA